CAATGTACCGTTAACTGTTAAGTTACCGATGTTTGCGTTACCTGTATTAGCATACAAGTTACCTGCTGTTACTGAACCAGTTACAGCCAATGAAGTTAATGTACCAACACTTGTAATGTTAGGCTGAGCCGCTGTTGTTAATGTACCTGCTGTAGTTGCTGTAGCAACTGACAAGTTAGCAACTGTAGTAGTTGATGTAACTACTAGAGGAGGAGTACCTGTTGCTACTGTAGAAATCAATTGACCTGTTACGTTAGCGTTACCTGCTGTTACGTTACCTGTTACAGCTAGTGAACTTAATGTACCAACTGATGTAATGTTAGGTTGCGCATTTGTATAAACAGTACCTGCTACTAATGCATTACCTACTTGACCACTAACATTGGCGCCGGCTACACTATTTGCGGTTGTTGCATATGCTACTGCACCTGTAACATTACTACCTGTTACCGCATATGCAGTATTTGCTACATTAGCATTTGGTACGTATCCAGTTACATTAGCACCTGCTATATTATTAAGTGAGTAACCATTACCTATAAAATAATTTGCATATGAATTACCGTTTACTATTACATTACTACTTGTAACTTGCAATACATTACTAGTACCTGCAACACTCATATTGATGTTACCATTTGGTGCTAGTGTTAGTGTGGTGTTACCTGCTATCAAGTTTGCTTGTAATCCTGCTAGTCCATTAACTTGAAGTATCCCGTTTGTTACAGTTAAAATACCTGTATTAGCACTATTAGCAGTATCTTGTATGTGTATTGAATTGGGACCAATATACATGTCAGCCCATTTCTTTGTAGGTGTACCTAATGTGTATGTATTACTTGTTGATGGAACCAAGCTACCAGCAGATGTTATATTACCACTTACTACCATATCACTACTAGTAATGTAGCTTTTGATAACACTACCAGTTACTGTCTGTGTTGTACCACTATCATCTACTAAAAACACAGTACCACTGGTCATTGGTGATAATGCTGATAGGTCTGTTAATTTCTTATTTGCCATACTATTCCTCTAATTCTGTTACAATATTATCACCACTGTCAGTTACAATGAAATACCCATCGTCTGTAATAATATAAAACTGATCAGGTTGATGGTCTGACCAATAAGTTCCACCAGTTACTGTTATTCCACCTACAACGGTTGCACCTTGAATCATGTTATTTTCCTATAGGTTTTTCACCAGTTAGATAAGGTCTACTAAACCAAAGTTTAAACCAAGCATCAGTGCCAGGTTGTATATTATTTTGTTTCATTAACTTAGCTTTTTCATTAGCAGTTATAGAAATATTGCTTTGTTCATTTTCAGCATTTTTATTAATGCCGGCCAGACGTGTTAATTCCTCCAGAGAGGTGTCTTTCTCTGGAGGAATAGTATATTCTTTTAGCGATTTATAAGCGTTTTGTAGTTTCGCTTGTTTCCATACATCAAATGTCATATGATGTATTTATGAAGAATTATTTAATATCTAAGGGTCTAGCTTTGGTTACTAAAATACAATATGCTTTTTCATTCATTACTGCATCCTCTTCACCTTCTACTTGACTTGGTATTGTGATATCGTAGTTAATATCATTAAACACATCAATACTATATCCAGTACGTTCTAATAATGCTGCTAATTGCACATTACCAAAAATACTATAATGATTTAAATTAAACTCATGTTTTCTTTCACAATTAGGAGCGGGGACTTCAATATATATTTTTCCACCTTGTTTTAAAATGCGATTGTATTCCATTAATGCAAAAATAGGATATGGACTATGTTCTAATACTTGTCTTAGAAAAATAAAGTCAACTGTTTCGTCATTGAAACCTTGACTTTGTGGCAAGAAATGAATGTCGTGTTCTTTCACTACGTGTCCATTTTTTGCACACATCTCTACATCAAGTTTACTCAATGAGATACCAGTGACATTTGTATATCCACGTTCTTTCATTTCATCCATGAAGTATCCGGGACCGCAACCAATGTCTAATATTGTGCAGTTTTTGGGTAAATTCAATGGATCGATATAGTATTCTACTACTTTTTTTGTTAAATTTTGGTGATATTGTGATGGACCTTCATCGTACAAATGCGCTGTATAAAGCCATTCGTTATAAAATTTTAATTTTACTAGGTCTAGAGTTTTATTGATATCAAGCATGTGTTATATAACTTTCCTATATATGTTACTACTTATATAGGAATATTATTATGATTATTTTTTCTTAGATTTTTTGGATTTTTTTTCGTATCCACTGAAAGCCATCATTGGGCTTGTTTTATGAGTATCATGTGGTTCAGTACTACCTTTTGGAGTAAGTTGTTTTGATCTAGCAGCACTACCAAATGCTCTTTCAGCCTGATTAATTATATCTGCATCTACTTGACTATATGCTACAGTTACCAATGATTGACCACTAGGACCTTCTTTATCTGGTTCGTGCTCATAGGGATTTTTACCATCTGCACCACCTAAAAAATGTGCTGCAAATCGCCATGGCGCATAAGGACTACTGTTATCCAATTGAAGATGACCATCCATACCAGGTGTAGCACTTTGTTGTGTCATGGGTATTTTAGATTCTTTAATAAATTCGTTTGCTCTCATAATTAATTATATATTGTTATATCTATTAGATGCTGTAAAACATCGTTGAACAATGGACTAACCATTATCCTAACGTTACCAAATGCAAGATCAACATTATATGTGGTAACTGGAAGTCCTATAAACTCAGTACCGTATGCCACATAACTAGCAGATGCATTGTCATTTCTTTTTGTAATTTGTAAAATCACTGATTGAGAATTATATGCACCGGGTTGATTGCTATACATTCTTACAAGTGCTGATTTAATGTTATTGGCTGGAATTTCTTTTATAACCTGATTAGGATTATTGTTCATTGTTGTTACTGTAAATGAGTTAGTTTTACTATTTGCTACAGTTAAATTTCCATCGATGGTTATATCATGTATATTAGCTAAACTTGCACTTACCGTATTATCGACAGTAACTGGAAAACTAATTATATTACCAGATTCCGTCATTGTAATATTACCCAATGTCAATGAACTAGTATCAATTGATGTAATTGGGTTTGTTGTATTTCCAAATGCTACAACAGAGTTGCCAATTGGGATAATATTAGCACTAAGATTTACTACATTATTTGCTGAATCATATACAAGATTAGCGGTACCGGAATATCCATCAGTATGACTGAACTGTATCGCACCCACCGGGCCACCTGGGGTAATATTAGATAATACTGTGAAATTATTATTAATTTTAGCAAAAGCAACACGCAACGGATCACCTGTTCCGTCATTTGGTAATGCACCAAGTAAAATATTTTCTAGGGTAAAACTCATAGATATTCCATTATTAATATGTATTTATCTATAATCATTTTTTTACTATGAATCTACAAACAACTAAATATATGCACTTATAAAGGAGTTTTTATGCGTAAAATTATGTTAGGAATGTTGCTACTATTGTGTGCATCGTTCAGTTTTGCTTGGACACAACGAGCACCAAATCCAGTTGATGCTTGTAAAGTACATGCACCATATGGTTTCCCACAGAGTGCAAAAGCTATTGCACCGATCTGCCGTCAAGCATATCTAGTAGGATATGATGCGGCTGCTAAGTTACCAGAATTCGTTATGTACGAATTATTGCCACAAAATGCATTAGGATGTGTTGCACGTACTAACGCTTTTGCAGCTGATCAAAGTGTACCCAACGGTGCTGTTCCACAAGACTATGCGGCTACAGGATATGACAAAGGTCATATGGCACCAGATGGTGACTTAAGTTGGGATCCACAAGTAGAATATGAATCATTCTTGATGACTAACATGAGCCCACAAGCAGGTTCACTAAATCGTGGTATTTGGAAACTATTAGAAACATCAGTACGTGGTTGGGTTGTTCAGGGCAATCAATCATACTGGATCGTTTCAGGTGGTGTATATGGCGCTGGTGACAAGACAATCGGTAAAGGTGTCGTAGTTCCACATGCTTTCTACAAAATCGTAGTTAACAATCAAACAGGTCAGGCTGCAGGATGGATGTTCCCTCACGTTGCTCCCTATCCTAACTTGGGAAATGACTTGACTAAGTTCCGTATGCCAATTGCACAAATTGAGCAACAAGCTGGTGTTAAGTATGCATTACCTGCTGGTACTAAAGAATTACAACCTGGTCAAGAATGGCCTGTTGACTTTGGTAAGTTAACCAATGCAAAACGTGCTAAATGCGGCGCCGGCGCATCAGACGATTAATTATAGTATTACTTAAGTAGATATATTCTACTTTAACTAGGAGCTGCTCACTTCTAAATATTTAGATGAGCAGCGAATATACTTTTTTAGATTGGTTATGCGACCTACCCCTTAAAGTCTTTTTTGGGGGTTTGGTCGCTATTTGCTTTGGCCTTTGGTTAGTTGCTATGGTTGTGATTCTTCTTTATCTTCACTTTTCGCACTAATATTACGTGTGGTATCTAATATTTCTTTTTGATGTTTATTAAAATATTCATCTTCAGCCTTTTGTTTTTCAACAAAATCTTGCAATTCTAATAATCTAAGTTTTTTACGTTCTTCATTTCTTGCGGCTACTGCTGCAGGTTCTAGTTCCGGCCATCTTTGTTTTCTATCATGTGTTACCCAAGCCATTAATAATACCATTGCAATGACTATTGCAAATGCAAATAAGCCATAGCTTAAATCTGCCATGTACATTTTCATTTTGGCTTTTCTTCTAGCCGCAATTCTTGCTTCTTTCTGCATTTGTGCGGAGATAAGTATTTTTTGCTGATCTCCCATGACTTTCATCATTTCACTAACATCAGTCCAAAGAGCACCTAATTCAGGAGGACTTTGATATATCATCATTTCACGCAACTCTACTGTCATTTGTTCAAGTTGCTTTTTCATTACTACTCGTTGCAATGCTCGTTTACCTAAACTAGCATCACCTTCATATATTTCTTCACGGTCTTTACGTTCTTCTTCCTCAAGAACCGCAATACACTTATACATGTTATCAAAGTAATCACCAAGATATGTAGTTAATTCTTGATATATACCTGTAGTTTCACCCTGCTTTTTATTTAATTCAATTACACGATTTTTTTCTTCTATGTAAGCATTGCGTTGTGTAGTTGTTGCAGGTTTGTCGGGTGGGTGATTGTTGTGGAACTGCTCATCAAGGTCTTTGAGGACACCTTTGATGTCCCCACTGGCACTCTTGATATCTTTATAAAGTTGGCAGCCTTTTTTGACTGCCTGAACTGCCCCGTTGGCAAGGGCAAAGAGGGTTAACGGATCCACAAGTCTGGCTCCTTAGAACCAGAGGAACACACCCTGTGCTGATAATATTAATCCAATGGCTGCTACAAAAAAGCTACCCCAGAACATTTCATTACTAACAGCCAAAATACTTGCTGACAATACAACAATACTCAATTGATACAATGTGCTAGCAAATCCAATCCATGGACTTTGTTTCTTAGCAAGATCACGATCGGCTTCTAATTTATGTGCCTTTTCCATTAATTCTTTTTTACCCTCACCAGACTTTGGATCACTTTCATAACGTGCAATTTTGGATTCTAGTTGTTCTATTTTTTTAGTATCTTTACGTACTTGAGCATCATCTAAACTTTGTTCTGCTAACATTTGTTTGATACTTTTAGCTTCGTAAAAACTCCAAACATCATTAGCTGCAATAGTGTTGTTTAATGTAATGCTACTTAATTTACCACCATACCAACTGTTAACTGCAAGAATAAGTGCAAA